GCTCCACTTCTTGATCCACTCGCGCCGAGCGGCGCATCCGCTGCAACTCACTGGACAGGCTCAATAATCGAACTGAAAAAAAAATGTTGGGTGAGCTTTTTGGCTAATTTCTGCAATACTGAAATCTCCCACATTACTGATCAAAAAAATGATTAACACCAAGAAATTGAGGGTAAAAATATGACCTTAGAAGAACATTCAGCTGCACTCGGAAAGTTATTATCCAACCTACAAACGGTAGAGCTTTTAGCTCGGATGTACATACATGAAAAAAGTTACAAAGCAGAAAACAAATCAATCCCCCCATTCAAAATCAACTCTCCTGTTGGCTCAACGCATAGGGCCGATCCGTTTAATAACTACGACACACTCACAACAACTTTAAAAAAGTATAACAACCTCAACAACAAAGCAACTGTAGATATTGACAGCTTAGTGGAGTTACGTGACGCACTTGCTCATGGCCGAATCCTAGGAGAGATTGATGATGATAACCTTCGGCTTTTAAAGTTCTCTAAAGAACAGAATGGTGAGGTCCGAGTCACATACAACGAAACTCTTAGCAAGCAATGGTTTGACTCAAACATAAAGAAAACTTCAGAGGCGGCCAATACCATTCACCGCTCTTTAAATGAACTTCAAGAACATCAACCAACAATAACTTAGCATCATAGCTACATAAACAGCATATTAACCAAAGTAAGAGCTGACTTTGGGCATTTCCAGCCAGAAGCATACCGCGGCCGAACGCAACCTAAATCTTGGCCCTTACTATTTGCTCTGGCTGCGCTGGATCTGTGCGTCGACCTGATCAGCGCACGTATCCAACAGTTTGATGGCCTGGTCTTTCAGCTCCCACACATCGCCATTCAGCCTCAGATCGGCCTCGTCAGCATTGATACGTTCACAGGGAATCAGCTCAGGGGGTTCTAGCCTAACCGCTGTTGTCTTTACCAGAACCGGTTGCGGGCTTCCCACGCAGGCCGTCAGGCAGAGGCTGAGAAGCCCAATCACGAACGGGCTTGTTGTTCCGCTTGAGGTCTTCAAATTCTTTCCTCGCCTGTTTGGCTTTGTCTTCGCTGGCCTTGATGCGCTGGCTCAGGTCTTTCAGATAGGCAGCGTTGCGTTGAGCCTCGGCCCGCAGCGTGGTTATGGTGGCCTCGCTTTCTTTACTGGCTGCGATGGCTTCGTTCTTACTCTTGGTCTCCAACTGCATGGCACCACTGAGGGCGACAACGCGGTACTGCTGGATACCAACGAGCAGCAGGCCAACAAGGCCAATGATGATTGCAGCTGCGATAGCCTTCATGTGATGTCCACCTTGCGGCCAATGAACCGTGTTACCAGCTCGCGTATGGCGGTAACGCCAAGAAAGCCGATGGTTCCACCGGCAGCCACTGACAGACTGGGCGGCCATGCCATCCACTCGATCAGGCTGGACGCAACCAGGCTCAGCGCACCACAGATCAATGCTTCAAAGCAGATCCGGCGTTTGCTGGTCTCTTTTGCGTCGTAGAGGATTCGCAGTAGTGAGACGATGATGGCCATGATCGCGCCCTGCCAGAGTGGATTCGATAGGGCCATCCAGACCTGCGCCCATAAGTCGGGGTTCTTTTCGGGCATGGTGCGCGTCCGGTCTCAACCCTTTCGGGATCTATAAACGAAAAAGGCCCGCCGGTATGGCGAGCCTTTGAATGGGTGCAGATGGCCGGAGCTGATCCCGGCATACAAGGTTCCGTCCGGACTCGAACCGGCAACGCTGGTCGCAAACCCTGCAGGAGCACCGGAATTTCACCGGCAAACCCGTGTAGCTTCCCCGCGCATCAGCCTGCGCATTCATCTGCATAAAGCAAAAAACCCAGCACTTGGCTGGGCTTAATCATCAGGGGTGCCGCGCTGGAACAGCTGAACACCGTGCCATGAAAACAGAGCTATTCCATATGGACAACTCTTTTTTACGCCGCTGCTCGAACGCCCTCCAAATAGCAGTCCACCCAGGCAGCACCAGCCTTGATCAACTCGCGCGCCTTGCCCTCGCTCATTCCGAAGTGGCGACCAACCCGGATCGCTGGCCACTTCGCGCCGTAATAGAACCAGACCATATCGCCCATCTGCTGATGACGAGCGCACAGACCAGCAACGGCTGCGTCCACAAGGCCTGCCAGTTCGTCGGTGATCACATACGATTTGCCGGGCATTGGCATGGCATCCCGCATCAGGGCGAGCGTGGGCGAGGCATAGCTGGGCACACCCATTCCATCCATCCGCCAGTATCCCCACTGCTCGAGCATGTTTTCAGTTTCACCCAGCGGGCGGTGCAGCGTGTTGCGAGTCATCATGGTCAATCCCCTGTGTAATTCGATCCACCGGCACCGCGGCGGTTGTTCTCGCTGTAATAGGCCATGAGGCCTTTTGGCTCGGCTGGCTTGCACTTGCACCGATTGCCGAATTGTTCGTAGGCCCGGCTCAGGTTGAAGCTCAGCTGAGTGACCAGGTCCTGCAGTTCAAGAGCTTGGCCGTTGTCCTCACGAACCCAGCCAGAGGCGTTGCAATCAAGGCAGTCGAGATGATGGAACAGCCCCTTGATGACCGCCTTGCCTTTGCAAGAGGGGCAAACCGCGAGCGGAATCAGTTCCTTTCGGAAGGCAGGTCCATGGCTCTTTTTCATAGGCGTTCACCATCCTCGCTCGCAGAGATAAATCCTTTGGCGTAACCCTCAACAGCCGCACCGGCCAAGAACGCACTGACGACGATAGCTGCGAGCCATTCAGAATCGAACAACACCGCCACGCCCATACCGGCAACGCTGAGAACGGTGACGTGGTGCTGCCAGAGGCTGATGCTCGGCTTGAAAAGGTCTTGATTCGCCATTTTTAAACCTCGCCTTTTATGGATTCGTGATCGCGCTAGAAGCCGTGTCGTTATTGGCCTCGACGGCATTCTGCGAATTTTCGTTTCTAGTCAGGGTCGAGCGGTGAATGCGGCTAAAGCCTTTCCCGTCTAACCATTCGTGCCACTTAATCAGCGCGTCACGCTTGAGCAGTTCAGCCGAGGTGTGGATATAGGTCTGCACGTTGCGGGTCAGCGTGTGGTTCACAAGCATCTCGCCGATCAGGAAGTCGACACCCAGATCAGTCCAGCCGGTCCGGGCCACTTTGCGCAGGTCGTGGCTCGTCCACTCACCCTTGCCCAGGCGAGCGAATACGGCACATGCCTGGCTGTCGCTGATCGGCCCACGGTTGCGAGCCGGGAACATATAGGCGCCCTTGTAGCCTCTCGATGACTGCCAGGCCTTGTATCGTTCCAGCAGCGCACATACCTGATGCGTCAGCGGCAAACGATGCTCGCAACGTGTTTTGGTGTTCTCGGCTGGAATGAACCATTCGCCCTGTTCACCCAGCGTCAGATGCGACCACCGGGCCTGCCGTGTCTCGCCAGCACGCGTGCCGTGACACAGCATCATCAGCGCCAGCATGCAGTCCTGTGGGTGCTGCTCGAACCCAGCAGCAAGGTCACCAAGCACCTCTTCCAGCTGAACGGCACGAAGGCGCGATGGTTTTGGCAGGATGCGGGCCTTGGTGAAGTCGGTGAATTTGAAACCGGCGACCGGGTTCTGGGCGATCAGACGCAGCTTTTCGGCCTGTCGGAACGCGACCACCAGCACGCCCCACATCAACCGGACGTAGGAGAGCGACATTTCGGCCTGCATGGGCCACATGACCAGCTTGTCCAAGGTGGACCGGTCCACGTCGGCAATGAGCAGTTCGGACAGGCGCGGCTTGAGGTGGCACGTGATGATCGATGTATTTGTGGCGCGGCGCTTGGCCGAAAGACTGCGCTCAGTGGACTGACGAATCATGAACCATTCCAGCAACTGGCCAACGGTCTGCAGCGTGCCGGCAGCCGCAGAGGCCTTCGGGTCAGTCGCCAGGCGTTCCCGGATTTTCGGCAGAGCGTTGATCAGCCCTTTCACCGGCAACTCTGGAAAACCGGCGATCTTCTCCCACTTCTTGCCCACAACCAGGTGCCAGGTGCCGCGCTCACGACTCTTATGAAACCGGAAGTAAACGCCCGGATAGCGAGCATCGCGCAAGTCGCGCACGTCTGAATTCGTTGCCTGCCGGCGGATTTCCGCATCAGAGAACGAAGTAAGCAGGGTCTGGCTCATGCGGCCACCACAGTCTTAGGAAGTCGGAGGTATGCGCGGATCTGCTCCATCGCGTCGAAGTGACCACGGCAGACGATCGCCAGATAGCCTTGCAGGTTGAGCTGACGTATCCACTCGTACTGGCTGCCAGAGACAGCGGCATCGTTCGGCGGCGTGGCTTTGAATTCGATGTACAGGCCGAAGTACCCACCACGGGCCATCGGCAGCACCAGATCGGGAACACCAGCGCGCACGCCCTGCTCTTTCAACTTGACCGCCACCTGCTTGAGCCGGTGGCCACCGTTGGGAACGTGGTATATCAACGCCGCCACCAGCGGCATGCGCAGCTTGAGCTCGCGCAGCAATGCGGCCTGCTCCAGACCCTCACGGTCGACGGACTTGGCGCGGGTACGCTTCGGTTTGAACAACGTCATTTCGGCGGGCTTCACGGTGATACCTTCCCTTCGCGAATCAGGGCGTCCTGAGTACGCATTACGCCCTCGGCGTGGAACAGGCGGACTTCTTCACGGCTCAGCACCGCCGGAGCACGCAGGCGGCCATCGGCAATATCGTGGCAGTAAGCACACGCCCAAGCGGCCTGCAGGTCGTTTGGCTTGAAGCCCATGCCGCAAGTACCGGCCAACCGGTAATGGGCCAGCACCGTGGTCGAGGATTCGCTTGAGCAGCCTGGGTAACGGATCTGGCATTCGCGGTCTCGCGCTGCGTTGGTAAGTTTGCTCATTGCGAGCCCTCGAGGTGCATGGCAAGAATTTCAATGGTCAGCGCAGCGCGATGAATCCAGAGAGCCCAAGCGTGCTGGGTCCCTTGATCGGCATAAAACCCGCCGGGAAGCTTCTCCAGACGCATGCTCATTCCGGAAGCAGCCCGCTCGAACATCAGATTTTCCTTTGCAAAATCGAGTTGCATACCCATGTCAGAAACCCTCCTTGCCGCGCTGGGATTCCCACTCAAAGGGCAGCACGATCACTCCACCCTCACGTAGTCGGTCAACGCAGCGCTCGCCCATCGCCGCCGGCAGTGCCTTTCCGTCGAGGTTTGAAATAATCACTGTCGGGCGCATCTGCTCGTAACGGCCGTTGATGATTGCGAAAAGCGTGGTCAGCTCGAAATCGCTCGGAGCCTCTTTGCTGACGCCGATTTCATCGAGAACCAGCAAAGACGGCATGACGAGAGCCGCAATGATCTGCCCTTCGGTGCACTCGCTGCCCTGGCGATAGGTCGACCTGATGTCATGCAGGATTGTGCCGAGCGTTCGGTAGACGGCCGTGGCGTCAGTCTTGCGCATCAGCTCGTTGGCAATGGCAGTGCCCAAGTGGGTCTTGCCTGTACCAGGCTTGCCGAGCATCAGCAGGCAACGACCCGTTTCGGATATCTCCGGAAACTTGTCCACGTACTTTCGACACACCCGTAGCGCCTCTTTCTGGCCCGCGGTATCGGCGATGTAACCGGTAAGGGTCTTGGTCGCGAACCGCTTCGGAATCAGCGCGGCGCCGAACTTGAGGGATAACTCGTATCGCTCATTGATCCTTGCACGCTCAGCATCCTCATCCTTCGCGATACGCATGCATTCCGGGCAGCCGGTTTTGAATACCCTGCCGAAAATCACGTTTACGGTCTGAGGGAATTGCCCATGGTCATCGCAGATCCCGGTCGTCTGTTGCGGCGGGGCCGTGGCGC